TCCTCCTCCACCGGAAGTAGAACCAGATGCTGCGCTTGTGTGTGTTACAACGTAAGCATTGTTGTTAGCAATTGAAGTAATTTCGAATTCCTTATTCATATCTAAACCATCTATGGCTGAGAATGAGTCAAATGTTACAAAGTCTCCCGCTTGAGCACCGTGAGATGTATCTGTCACAACCACAGATGTCGTAGCGTTAGTAGTAAAAGGATTTGTAAGAGCTTGAGTTTCTCTTATAGGTGTAATGTCATACGCTAATCCCTCCTGAATTACGTACAGTTTTCTATCAGTGCCAACTGCATTATATCGAGTGCCATCTAAAGCCACCCAAGCGTGTTGATCACGAGCTACACCGACTAAAGTGGTATCAATAAACTTTTCCCACCCTTTAATCTTTTGTGGTAATCCTTGAAAAAAACGTACGTTATCACCGTCCGTCCACTTGCCTTCGCCTGTGTAGTCGGTAACCTCTTTGTTGATACCGGGTGCTGGTCTGAAATTTACTAAGGGCATTGCGCCAATATACTATTGATTTTTTACAAAATCCATACCTATTGCAATTCTGCCTTTAATTTATCCAAAATGCTTTTTGATAATAAATAGTCTTTTTCGTAATAAAGGTAGGTATTTTTCTTTATAGCAGTTAAATCTGAGTCGATAATCAAAGGACCATCCGAATTAGGGGATTTGTCATAATCTTGAATTTCTTTGTTTTTAATCTTTAATTTTAAACTTTTTTCTAACCAAGAGAAAAATTGATTTTCAAAACCAAGAGAAAAATGCCATAAAAAAGTTTCTTGAGATATGAAATCAATCTGAGGTCGATACCAATTATTTGGAAAAGAATATATATTTCTATGTTCTTCAACATAATCAAAAAAGTAATCCCTATTATTTAACTTATTAATAATGTTGTTATCTCTTCTAATTTGAACTTTTAATTGAGACATCATTTTTTCAAAAGGATCTCTTATAACTGCAAAAAATTTAGAACCTTTATTCATTTCTTTTTGTCTTTTTAAATACAAAGGATAGTGCCAATGAGCATGTGTCAAATGCTGTCTATTTCTTATAGTGTACGTGTATTCATATTTGGTGTTATAATTATTTGACAGTAATTCTCTTAAGTACCTTCCACCTGTCCTAGGTATGTGTATAAAATAAACTCTATCATCAATTATCATTTTTTTGGGGCAACTAAAGATCCAACATGGCCTTTGAAAGCTCTGTTACCAAAGTGTGTAAGAGGACTTGCTAAGTCTGCCCATATTTCTCCACCACACTCTTGCCATAATCTTGAAAAGTAATAATCTTCTGATAAGTATCTTTTTTGTATTGGACCCTCTTGAGTTTTTGTTTCGTAAGGACCAACTGCAAATAAATCATAACAGTTGTCTGACCTATATGGTTTACCATTTACTATTTGATCAGACTCATATTTTCTTTCAGGAAACTTTTTAAACATGGTTCTAAAAACCTCCCGTTTTACCAACATCATACCAGTGGCTGCCTCATTAACTTTAAAGTAACCATTTTCTCCTTTAATATTTTGTGCGTCATCAAAATTTACATTATAACCTAAAGCTTTGGCTTCCATTTCTGCTATATCAGCATTTGGATTTTTTTCTAAAATTCCTTTAATTTTTTCTAGATAAAGATGTTTTCTTGGATAAATGCCACATACGACTTCTTTATCAG